TTTCTGTAGGAGAACTTCTTTTTCTTCTTCGTATCGTTCGGCCTCGGCTTCCATCCAACGTTCCCATTCAATTTCTTGTTTTTCTTTGGCTGTCTGGTATTCATTGTCAAGTGCCAAAAGTCTTTCGTTGGATGCATTTTCAATAACAGCAAGTTTATTTTTTTCATGTGCTTCAAGAGAAGAAATTTCATCATCATATTTGCTTTCCAGCTTTGCAATTTTTTCATCTTCAAGCCGTTCAGTTTCGTCAATTTCTTTTTCTTTAGCCGCAAGAAATTTTCCTGTAAATATTTCAAGTTTTCTTGAAGCGGCATCGGTGGCCCGTTTCATTGACTCCTCCATCAGGCTCATGGCTCCAGATATAAAACTGGAAATTTGACCTGTGGCAGCGGATATTTTTCCAGTCACATCGTTAATCATTTCCTCTAATGTTTTTTTTGTTATTTCCTTCGTCTTTTTCCCCGCCTTTTTCACCGCCTTTTTTATTGCTTCAACATTTTTTATTGCTTCAGCCGGATTTATATTCACTTTGAGATTTGAAAATGTTTTTTTTATTTTTGCACCGGTGTCTAAAACTTCAAATTTTACATTTTCAACCATGTCCCCGAGTCGCTTCATTGCCAGTTTTGCGGATTTTCCCGCTGCCTTAAAATCATTGGCTAAAACATGTTTCATCGCTGTGCCTAATTCAGAGATTGATTTTATTATTCCATAGATAACCTCAAAAAGAATTTTAAACGGCAAAATCAGAATCATGACCGCCGTTGCGACAACAGCAAATACTGTTTTGGCGACGGTTCCCAAAATTGAGATCTTAGTTGTTGAATCATCAGTCATGCCGGTAAATTCTTTAAATTTTGTAACAATTTTTGAAACAAATTCACGGACAGTTTTTGTTATCCCAGCGAATGCATCCGTTAGCGGTTTTAATGCAATTTGAATTTCTGAAGCAAATCCTTTTATCGAATCAATAGCTGGCTGAATTGCCTGTCTCACCTGAGACCAATGTTTTATAGCAGCCGCAGAAATAGAGACAAATGCAGCTATTGCAATAGCTATGCCAACAACAACCCAATCTAACCCGCCTGTCATTGTTTTAACTGCCGCACCAATAACAGGAGCGAGTGCGGCAAATGCTAGAAAGGCAAATGCTAGAACAGCTATTGCCGTAACAACAGCGCCAATTGTAACAATCATTTCCTTTGTCTCGTCGTCAAGCCCTGTCCATAATCCTGTCACTGACTGGATAACCGAAGCGAGTCCTTTCATCACCTCTGTCTTATTTACAAATTTAATGATTGAGCCGGTCGTTTGTTGCACTAATCCTTTCAGTGAGCTTGTAATTCTTGTAATATTGTCGTTGAATAATTCAGCGGCGACACCGGCTTTTTCTGAAAAAGTTATACCCATTTCTTGAGCTTCTTTGGTCATTGCCCTTATTCCCTCTGAACCATTGCCCAAAAAATTTACCATTTCGGCGCCCTTTTCGCCAAAAACCAACATGGCTGATCCGGCCCTCTGCGCTGGAGTTTCCATATCTTTATATTCATCTGCTAAATCTGCAAGAATGTCAGTCTGCGACCGTGCATTTCCACTGGAATCTTTTATTGCAACACCAAGCCTTTTTAATTCTTTTTGCGCCATGATTGTTGGTTCGGTAATTTTTCTTAAACCCTTCGCCATGTTTTGCATCGAAATACCGGATAATTCGGCAGCATAATTTAAAGCAGAAAACTCTTCAACCGTTGAGCCGGCAGCCCGTGATGTTTTTGTAATATCATCACGAAATTTTGCCGTGGCCATTACCGCAGCCGTGACAGCCGCACCGACGGCAGTAATAGCACCCGTGAATTTTAAAATACTTTTGTGAGTATCTCCGATTCCGGCTTTGAATTTTTTATCCTTCAGGCTCAATATTGCCTTTATTTCTTTGACTGCCATTTATTTTGCCTTTTTTTTAGAAAGTCTTTCCCATGATCTTTTAATTAAATTATCATCCCTTTTAAATGGATTAAACCCCATCATCAATTGAAGTTCGTTGCCCATTTTTTCAAGTTCACCTTTTCGTTGCTGGTGAACTTTTTTATCAGATTGCTGTCCATATGTCGCAACATGCCGGGCTGAAATTTCTTTTTGAATATCCAGCGCATTAGAGGCCGCCATCCAGTCGGTATAGTCACTGCACTCCATATCGTCAATTGAGTCATACGGTATTCCATTGTTTAATAATTTCAGAATTTCATATTTTTCTATTCTTGACTTTTTTTTTCAGCCTCCGGCTTTGCCTGTGATAATTTTTTTATTTCATCAGCAATCAATCTCATGTGATCAACTTCAATATCGGCCAAATCCTCAGAATTATAATTTTCAACAATCATTGCAAGTTGTTCATCATAAAATTCATCCGAAGATATTTTTCCAAGCTTTAATCGTTTTTCGCTTTCCTTTATTTCTGATTCAAAACTTTTTGTATTTTTTTTTAAAATACGCCTTAAGGTCAATGTAATTACTACCCCGTCAGGCCGCTCAATTTCAAGCGACCTTTTCGGGGATTCAGCTAATTTTAGGCGACTCATTAAACGACCTCGCGCGTGGCCCAGTATGTTGAGTTGCCCTCATCATCAAGATTATCATCCGATTTGTAGCACTCAAACATGACTCCAAAATATCTTTGCGTTGTTGCATCAAATACCAGTTCAACCGATTCAGTCAGCGGGGCGACTTTCCAAAAATCAATAATTCTTAGCGGGTTGGTCGTAACCGCACCGTCAACGATTTCTTTAAATGTTAATTGTTTCACGATATCGGAATCTTTTTGTGAAAGGATATCTGTACCATAAACACGTATAGGATCGCCCGCCGAATCTTCTTCAACATGAAATCCTTGAACAATTTTTTCAAGACGCTCAATTGTGGCCCGTGAGAGTCCACAACTAATCTGATATATTTGAGCAGAAACAGCTCTATCCGATGGTCTATCACCGCCCTGTGATTCTCTCAATTCAATTTTAGAAATCTGCATAGTAATTGTGATCTGGTCTGTCCCTCCGATGTCGGTTTCATCACCACCAGTGGCGCTGTCCCAGTACAGCCGGCCTGGGCCGAATGCAAATTCATTATTTCCAAACGCGGAATCTGTCATAATATTTTACCTCGTATTATTTTAAAATCCTCTTCATAATCTATATCAACCGGCTCCTTAATGTCCAGCCATGTTGTATTATTATTAAATGCCAACTTGTTCAATTTGCAAATTTCACTAACTTTATATATTGCAACAAAATGCACAAATTTGTAACACACCGGAAAGTCTTGTCTCCGATAAAAATCATGCGGAACGATCTGCGCGCCTTTTGCGTTTATGCATTCGTATGGGTTCGGGATCGCCTCGTATCGGCAAACTAAACTTTTCGCCTTTTTTTTATTGAAATATTTTAAAGCATCTTTTATATTTTTTCTCGTTCTTGTTGGATGGACTAAATACAACAACACAATAATGTCGGTATCTTTCATGCCGATCTCTTCGGCAGCATGTTGTATGACTCCGATAATGTCGGCCTTATCCCCAGCTAATTTTTCCGGTCGGTCAATAGGTGTGAAATTTTTTGCAAGTGCCTTTCCGAAAATATCAGGATCATCCGTTGTAACAACAACCGCTTCTTTATCCGTCAAAGTTTCAGCGGTGTATTTAAACAAAACTCTATTTTTCCCGGGCCACCCCTTCGACCCTTTACGTGCCGGTATTAAATAATAAATCATTTCACGCCTTCAATATACAAACAATACCACGGGAATACAGTATCAAAATGAGTTGTGTCGCGTAACTCATCAACTCGACTATAGCCGCATTCGGCCCTGGTCACTTCGGGAAACCCCGCTTTTAACAAATAGTTCTTAACTTTTTCCGGGCCCCACCAGGTCGTATGCATCCATGGGTTAGCCGCTGTAATTTTTGCATCAACGGGCGTACAAATCTTATCAAGCGCCACATCAATCGTATTTTCTGAAAATAGTTTTTTAACAATCTCGTCCGTTATTTTTTCACACGGAACATCTATATAAATGCATTTAGCAGATGCGACCATATAAATAAATTGCTGATAAATAGTTGCATCCTTCAACGCCGCTGTTCTGCTATATTTTTTCATATATTTTGGATCATTAAATACTGCGTATTCTTGATACATACTAAAAAATGACAAATCATTTTTCAACATTGCTTTTGCGCCTTTTACTGCATCCGGGCACGTTACGCGGAATGTCCCACCCGGTTTTAAGACACGATAGGTTTCTTTTGCTAAATTAAATAGCACATCTTTAGGCAAATGCTCAAACATATGACTACAATATGCGATACGAACCGAATTATCATCAATGGGAAATTTTTGGTCTTCTAAAAAATTCATGTCAATATCATTTTTACGATTATAATGTTTGCCAACATGATCAATATTTGTCCAACCGTCTTTTTTAAATTTTCCGGCTCCAATATTTATTTTATTTATTTTCATTTCGTTTCCTCTGGCAAAGGAATATCAAAAAAAGACACATCATCAATTGCTTTGTCATCAACATAGACGCTGGCCGGAGGTTTGCCCAAAAATAATGAATGATACTTTACACCCCATTTTTCTAACTGGGCAACAGTCATTTTCAAATTACTCCAATGTCTGCCAGTCCATAGTATAACCGTATTCCCTGACTCATATAATTTATTTACTTTCTTCACCCTTTCCGGATATTCCACGACATCCTCATAATTTTTTTCGGCAGTACAAAGAGTTCCGTCAATATCTATACAGTAGACCACACTTCCCCCCTTGATGATTTTTCAATATCTGGGACTGAAACAGGTTTCTTGAATTTCATTTTTTTAATTTCATTTTTGTTGTCTTCAATCCATTCTTTCAATCCAACATACTCTTCAGGCAATAACGAAATTTTCGGATCGCTCCCAACGCCTTTGATATCTTTGTCATCCGTACAATGGTACTCAATGTATTTTGCACCGTTCATGATGGCCGCTATTGCATATATAATATTAGGAGTATGGCAAGAAAACCCCGGCATTCGTTCAATGTAAATTTCTCCAGCTCCGGTGTAACACGAAGTACACGAGTATGGTATAATTTGATTTGAACGCGTTTTCAATGCTTGGCGTTCTTTTTTATTTGTCATGCCGGTTGATACATGAAGAAATCCAGGAAAATTTTCCAAGCAATAATCAATCAATTTCCAATTATTACAATTACATGAAGCAATTTTAATGTAAGACGGCTCTAATGTAATTATACTTTTCGCCGAAGGCAGGTCATGCGCTGTGCAAGAATAATCTTTGCCCATTGACTCAACATAATCTCGGATGTATTCGTGATCGCCAATGGATAGTTCGATGCTATCCCTGTGTTCCCCGTAGGTATCACCAAAATAATCAACATTGTTTTTATTTTTTTCATTGTATCGTTTTTTTAAAAATGTTTTCGGGTGCATTTTCTGAAATTTGAAAATATCACAAAATTCAAATGCATCAATTATTTCTATTGCCCTGTCAACATCCCCTCCGTGATTATAACAAACTTCACATATCAGTTTAATCATTATTTTAAAACCTCATCGATTTGTATCTTTTTAAATGCTGTCAATTTTGACTGCAAACTACAATTATATATATTTTTATAATTTTTAAAAACATCATATTTAAAATTCATTTTTGAATATTGTTTTTCGTTTCCGTCCTGAGTGTGTTTCCATACGTCAGAATAAAAATGCCCTTTCCCTTTTATAAACCCGCCATCAAATCCAAGCAAATATATATTTTTTGCATTGCCAATCAGTGCCGCGTTGATTGAGACTAACCCGGATTGAGCCTGACCATGCAACCTACTCGGATCGGTTGACGGTTTCGGAGCCATATGAACGACTGTACAATTCCCTTGATTTTTCATTCCTGAAGACGGGCCAGCAATTATTTTAAAATTCATGGTATATAAATCATGGCCGAAATCTCTTTGACATTCAGTCTTAAATTTACCATCAAGAAAAATCAGCACCTCGGCGTTACAATATCTATACGAATGATTTACTACAATAACCCTGCGCCCTTCCAGCCTGGCAAAATCAAATCCAGACAGCGATGGACCACCGCCGACAATAAAAACGTCATCGCCTTTTAAATAATCAATGATCCATTGTGCCCGCTTCGGATCTCTCGGCGTCATTTTTTTAACCCTCATCCAACGACCTCATACATTCGTTCAGCGATAAAGTCCGGCATGGTTATTTTTTTTCCTTCATACAAATTTTTTAAAAACTTTGAATTTTCATCAAGATTATGTCCCTTACCCTCACGGAAATTAAGTTCAATATTATGCTCTTTTATTTTTTTGGGTATATAGTTAGAACTAATATACGCCTCATATAATGCCTTGTTCGCTCCGTTCACAATTTTTGTTTTTGCATCTCTATAAAAATCTATACCCGTATAACATAGTTCAGCCGGATCATTTTTTAAAATATCATGCGCTACTATTATGCCGGTCAGCGGCATTTCAATTGCTCTACACATATATCGTTCAGATCGTTTGAATAATCTGACTTTGCAAAACTTCTTTGCGTTGGTATATTCGGTCTGACTGCATCGTTTCATGCAGAGCCACTGCAATTTTATTTTTTTATATAAATCAAATGGAAGAGGGATCATATGTTTATAATAGTGTCCGTTCATATATAAAATATCGGTTCTGTTCCCAATATCCTCGGCAAGTTTTTTATCCTCACTCATGACAACCGGTAAGTGGTTTGTACGAATAACAATATCGAAGCTATCAATCCACGTACCGAGTTTACGGCCCTTCATAATCGACCCTGGCCCTACAAAAACAATCCTCTTCCCGCGGGTATAATCCATATACTCTTTTCTAACTTGTTCAGAGGTTATTATTTTCCGATATCTCATCTAAATTATTGCGTCCTTATAATTTGCGCTGTACTCCATAATTACAACACCAACAATTTCATCGCCTTCAGCGTTCACAAAATATTGTGTGCTCGTTAATTCAAATTCATAAATAATTCCCGATAAATTCTGGTACTGAGTATTAAACAGCTCTTCAATTTCTGCTGCCAAATCATCAAGCTTGTCATCAACATCGTCACCATTGGTATCTTCTAATTCAATTTCGTCTTTTCCCAAAACATAACCGGCAATAACTACCCTGGCCGATCTATCGTACAGCTCGCGACTTTGATTTAAGTTGCTGCTTTCGTCAGGGCAATAAACTGATATTGCTGGGAAATCTCTTTTTGCTATTGCCAAGTACCGATTTTTATAAACATTTTCCGTCACACCGGCCCGCAGAATCGCAACAACACTATCTTTTATTTCTCTTCTTTTGTGTGTCATGCTTTTTTTAACTTCAGGTGAATCATTCCAGTCCCGTCCGGCTGCGGCTCCGTTATGCGATACCGAACCCCACGGCATGTAATATGCCAACCGTCCTGAATCTCTCCGACTAATGCCTTAATTTCTTTTTCGTAAAGACTGCACCGCGGACTGTTGACCATTACTTTAGCACCCGTTGAAGGGTCGACCTCCGTATATGTTTCATCAAACAGTCCAGCGGTTTTAATCCCATATCCATCAGTTATTAAAACGATGTCTTCGGAAAATTCACCGTTTTCAATAACCTCTTTTGTCTCATCATCATAAAACATTATGACATTACTGTTGCCACTACAAATGCGTCCACTTGAGTTGGAACTAATAGCGGCGCACTGTGGAGTTGCAGCCAGCGAACGGACGGATCTTTTTCAGTCCACGTTTTCGGGTATCTGGCCATAGCCATCAAGCCGTCTTCAACGTCCCGTATCGCTCCGTAAAGTCGGTCACATCTTGCGCGTGTTGATCCGACGAGAACTTTTTTAGCGGGCATCAACGCTGTTTCAACACCGGTTGACGGTACTATGTACCATTCGTCGACCTGATATATATCCATTCCCATGAGATTGCCCAAATATGTAACGCCGAGTTCCTGGGCCTCATCGACCAGTTTGCCAATCTCGATGCGTCTGTTATCAAGCAAATTTCTAACGGTGTTATCTTTTAAAAATTCATCGGCAGCGTCGGAACCCATGACAATAATATCAGAGGCGATACCAGAATCTTTAATATTAAGCGCCCGCCATGCCCGCAGATTTGCCGGAATATCAACGCCGGTTTCACCCCACTCGGTCGATCCGGTTTCTGTCAGATCAACAGTATGATCGGAATCCCGCGGGAATGTTATATCCGCGACGATGTTTTCGCCGTCAACATCATGCACCTCAATTGTGGCATCGATCAGAGCTTGGCCCGCCTGAAGTTCTTCAGCCCGTGAAATCATTGCATCCAATTCAGCCATGTCCTCGCCAACTTGCATGGCGCCACGTTGCGTGGGACTCATATTGTTGGAATACAAAACTTCACCCGGAACCCTTTTCATCAGGTCTTCGGCAGTTGTCGCCATTTTTGGCTTAACATATGGCGGGTTGTATGTATAGGTCGTGAATCCAGCCCGATCGACCACCTGGCCTTGTGACCTCGGATTGACATACGCGGCGACCCTTCGAGTCCCTTTTAATATGTCAATGTCAACATGTTCAGTATCAAATTCAATTTGATTGCTGAAAAACTTTTTTACAAAAAACGTTGTCGGCTCTCGCAGTTCCTCCAGAGCCTCCAGCATATATCGTCTTTCAAAAATATTACTTACTGTCATTTTTTATGCTCCTTGAGTTGTTTTAATATAAATATTGACGTCCCGCAGATTGTCTTTAAAATCATCAATATCATCACCGGTGGCAACACCAATTTCTGCGCCGTTATATTCACCGGAAATATAGGCGTCAATTTCCACATCGGCAGATGACCCATCACCATCACTTACCAAAATACCGTAAGGCGTTTCCGATCCATCTGAATTACCAGAATCGCACTGCTTTAGTTTACCATTACTGGCTCCTGAATCGGATATTTTTCCCAGCAACGCCCCACGTTCCAGATTTTGTCCAGACAACAGGGTGTTTCTTTCTGTGACTATTGGATAATCGCCTGCTATCAAATTATCATATGTATTTGTTTCGAGTGTTGACATTTATTTTACCTTCCTTCGTGTAATACCGGATTTCATCGCAGACAAAATTCCGTCTTCAGTATCCACCGCCACCGGTGGTACTGCCGGAATTGCCGCGGCGTCTTTGTGCCTGTCATCCAATAATTTTTTTCTTTTCTCCGCTGACAGACGATGAACTTTTTGAAGTGCATCCGCGGCTTTCATCGGTTTTTCAAATTTTGCAGATTTCCAAATTGCCTTTGCATCCTCAGATGTATCCTCAGAATTTTTTTCTTCCTCATCAACTTCGGAAATCCGCTCACGCTCCTCATCTGCCGCGCCCTCTGTGATTTCGTCAATCAGTTCGGGTTTATTTTTCTTAACCCATTCCAAATTGATTTCATCGATGTTTATGGTTTCACCTGTGGCTTGATCGTCTTTGATCTCGTCAATCAATTCAGGCATGTTTTTTTCTAACCATCCACGATCAATTTCATTTGGATCAACCATATCATCCAAAGCCTTCACTTTGTCTTTTTTTAAAATTGACATGCTATTACTCCTATTATTAAAATTTGCGGTACTCCCGATTGTTTCGTAAACATCATCCAGAGTTCCTATATAATCAGCCATCCCAGACTCTACGGCTTTTTTCGCTATTTTTACACCACCCTGGCCAAAATCTGCCAAGACTTTATCTGTTCCAATCCCTCTGAATTTTGCAACATTCTCAACAAATATATTTCCAAGATCGTCAACCATTTGCTGAATTTGTTGAACGCCTTCATCGGTATTTATATCAACCGTTTTTTTGGGTGACACAGATGAAATAATAGTCATTTTATCATCTGCGCTCTCACCGTTTTGAAATAATGCTAAAACCCCGATTGATCCAACAGCCGCAGCCTCCTGCATCACTATCACATCTGCCGCAGACGCTATCCAATACGCAGCGGACGCACATTCAAAACCAACGTAAGAAATTATCGGTTTAGTTCCTCGGGATTCAAAAACAAGCTGAGCTAATTCGGGTGTCCCGTTGACGTCACCACCCGGAGAATCTATATCTAATATAATGGCCTTGACCGTTTTATCACCCATGGCTGACCGGAATTGATCCTGAACGCCTTCAAGGCCGGTTCCTCCGACAATGAATGAAAAAAAATCCAATTCCTTTGACAAAATTCCACGCAACCGAATAACAGCAACATCACCACCTTCGGGCGGGGATAATTCAGCCACACAACTAACCGGTAGCGATACATTTTCGCCTTTAAAATAATTCATTGTATCTTCGAACGCGGACGTTTTTAATGCCCACGGTTTCCGAAAATAGTTCATATCAAATTTCATGCGACCTCTTCTGCAATCGGGATAACATCCGCACTGTCCAGCAGTTTAATTTCCGCTTCAATCTGTTTCAATTCTAAAAGTGCCTTGGCTTCCCGTATTTGTTTTCTAACGTTTTTTGTAAAATCACCGCCGTTCATTTGCATGGTTTCTTGCGTTCTCGTACTGAAATTGCTGTTGACTCTCAGTTCGGCAGCCTTGACTTCTTTCCCTTCATCGACCTGCCCCATTGACTCGCCGATCCACTGAGCGCCCGACCACGCCTTTCTAATGTCGATATTTTCGAAATATGAAAAAGCCGGTATTCTCATGTTTAATATTTCTTCAGTCAACCATTCTTCGTATATGACTTGGCAAAATCGCCGGGAAAATTTTTGTCGTTCTTTTTTAAAGTATTTCCACGCCTCTAAACGTGCCGCCCTGGATGCAGAATAAGACGACTGAAATTGTTTTGCTAAAATTTCATAGGGTATTTGCAAAGACATTCCGATTTCACGTAACTGGGCTGATATAAACTCACCGTACGCCGTGTTAGGTCGCTGTGGATTTGCCAAATCAATAGATTCATCATCTTCTAATTTATAAACAGCACCGGGGGCCAGAGTGTAATCAAGATCATCGGAGGTGCTGGCATTAGTATCAGTTTCTAAATCATCGTCAAGCGGAGTTTTCAATGCGTTTTCATTATTAGATTTTATAAAAACTGTAAACATCGATGATATTACTGCCGCAGCCAGTTCACTTTTATTATATCTGCCGAGCTCTTTTATATTTTCAATAACTGAAGCCAAAAAGGGAACGCCTTTTGACTGTCCCGGCCGTTCCTTTTTAAAAAGATGTATCACATTCGGACGGTCTGTTTTTTCTCCATACGCTTTCACAATTTTCCAGTCTGCCTGATCAAGCCGTATTGAATAAGATACAGGCGCTCCATAATCATCAACCTCAATTCCATCTCTCGTATTTTTATTTGAATATTGCCCGGGAGCATTTTGGATCATGTCTGCCTCGACCAACTGTACACATACTTGGTATCGGCCATGCCTCTGAAGTATTGGAAGTAATACAAAACATTCTCCCGATTGCAGATAACTTGAATAAGCCAAATCTTGAATGTCATAAAAATCTGAACTTTTGGCAGAATCACAATTGACCGACCCGGCCCAGTTCTCCCATTTTCTTTCAGTGTTCGTTTCCCACGTGTCCGCCTCGTCTTCGGTCATGCCCAAATAATCACGGTCAATTGCTGATTGAAATTTCAACCCAGCACCAATGATATTTGATGTCATCGTCAAAATAGCACCGCGACCAATCGCATTATTTCTAAACAGGTCGCGGGATTTTTCTCTCAGCGGTTGGAGATCTCCCAGCATTTCGGCATCGGCAACACCCGCAGAGGGTGACCAGTGCCTTGATGTTCGGCTGTCTTTGGCGCCATCATATGCGCCGGAGCCACCATAAAAATAATTGTTTAAATTATATGCGGAATACGAACGCGCCCGTTTTACCGGACGCGCTGTATTTTTTTGGGGAGCTATGGAGAGAATGGCCTTGTCAGGCCCGTTCAAAATTGCTTTGTTCTTTTTATAAATCCTATTTTTTCTCGATCTTTTAGACACCGTATGGAGTCCCAAATTTTATAGGAAGGCCCTTGTTCCCGCTGTTTAATTTATTTATGTAGGTTGACCAATATTGCATTTCAGATCGTAGTGTTTTTATATCCTGCCTGGTGAATGTTCTATTATTTCCCCCCGCAGAAATTGTATAACTTGACCCGGAAATAACGGCTAAATACGCAACCTCAAATTTATCAAAATATGCCTGCGCCTGTGTTAATGAAACTGCCATTTTTCCCACACTGTTATTTAATATATTCAAATATAACCACTATACATAATTATGTCAACCATTTTTACGGTTTTGTTAATAAAACTTATCATATTTTAATTCCTTTCGACATGATTTTTTGTTTTTTCTGATTTGTTTTTACTCTGTTTTCAATTTTTGTTCTCATTACGTCCTCAAGTTTTTGCCATGTATCCTCATGAAAAACATCCATCCCCATTACTGCCGCCGCCGCGCGGGCATAGTTGCGACAATCCAGCGCCTCATTTCTGTCTCGGTCTTTGTTCCACATAAAACGCCGGTTGATAATTCTCAATGATTCGGCCGTCAGTTGTTTATAAAACTCTTCCTCGTAATCTGGAAAATGACAATAACCAGGAGGAAAGCCCTCGGCTTCGGGTTCGAGTCTCAGAAATCCATATAGCTCAGATTTCATCAGGCCGACACCCAGGGGCCAGTATTTCATTCCCCGTTTAAATTTTTTTCCATCGATCATAATGTCAACTTGCTTTGGTGTCCCAACCATGGCGCTCATTGAGTCCTGTCCTTTTATCGCCATGACCCGATTTGCTGGATATTTCCTGACCCAGTTATAAACCTCTTGGGTTGCGTACCCACTGTCAACGGCCAGCATACGGATTTGTGCGCTACCGCCCGATTCGTGTTCAAAAGTTTCATTCAATAATTCATCCATCATTTTAAAGGGCCCGCCGGTTGCGACATCCCCAGAAAAAATACGGTAGTCAACTGACCAGCTTTCCCTTTTTCTGCCATAAGCAACAATTTCAACCTCGATTCTGTCTTTCTGAACATCGGCACCGGCAACCAGCAACAACCCGCCTTTGGGAATTATGCCTTTCGGATATTGTTCCCGCCTCATGAAAATTCTTTCCCACGGGGGGGATTCGCCACGCTCTTCAAAAAATTCTGCAAGCGTAGTATTTACCCAAACCTTTAACCGCTGTGGATCATTTTTGACTTCAATAAATTCCCTCACTATCCCGGATAGTGGAGACCATGGCGAATATAATTCGTTGATCCAAAATCCGGCCTTGCCATCAAATGGGGCAGTCGCCTTCCATTGCCCATTTCTCACCATCCAAATTCTATCCTGATCATATAATTTTGATCCACATCCAACACACTCATAGTAAGCCGTATCCGGTAGGTGTTTGCCGTTTTTATCTTTATTCCATTTTACCCGGTGATTGCCCGTTTCATCTTTCCATAATAATAATTGCTCTTTGCCGCATTTTGGACAAGGGCAATAAAATTTTCTTTGGTCGGTTTCCAGATATGCTTTCCAAATTCTCGAATTTTGATCTGTTGGAGTTGAAAAAAGCGCCCGTTTTCTGTTCCAAAAGTTTTTTGTCCTTTTGAATGCCAGCATAACCGGGTCACCTTCAGTTCCAGCGCTGGCTGGATACCGATCAACCTCATCACAAAACACAAAACGGATGGGCCTCATTGCCAGACCAGACGGAGAATTGGAACCACATATTGTGACATGCCCGCCCGGAAATAATTTATGAAGAGTTGTGTTCTCAGAATTTCTTGAACGGGGATCTTGCACTTTGTTTCTTAATGCTGGCGTATCGCGCAACATGGGCGCCAGTCTGTCTTTTGACCAAGCATTTGCCATGGTGTCGGTCGGCTGAACCAAAAGAACAGGAGCAGAATCTTGATCAATTATATATCCAATTACATTGTTTATTATTTCTGTTTTTCCACTTTGGGCATGAGAAATATAAACAATATCTTCGACATACGGATCATTGAAAACATCCATTATGCCTCGTAAATATTCGGCCCGCTCTGTCATCCACCGGCCCGGCTCCGCCGACGACTCCGGTGATAACACCCTGTATTTATCTGCCCACTCCGATACAGTTAATTCTGGGGGCGGTGAATATGTAGACCATAACTCTTCAACTATTCCATCGGTCATTTTTTTCTTTTTTGTGCTCGTTTTCGTCTTTCTTTTTGTCTATCAAGCGCGACTTCGGTAAAATCGGGGCCGGATAAATCATTCAATATTTCGTAAATTTGACGCTTCAATATATCCTCAGTTTCGACAATGCTTTTACTGCCGATTAGTAAAGGAGAAGCTTTTTTAGGGAGTGCTAATATTCGTGCTCTGGTTGCCTGTATCATTTTCCCGACCGTATCAGTAATATCGTCAACTTCGATCAACTCGCCTTTCATGTTGCGGATTTCCATTTCTAACTTTTCGGCCTTCAGTGCATCAATACGTTTTTTATCATCTTGGCTGACTGATTTTTCCTGCCCTTTCAAATTTTGAATAATATTCTGAATTGTTTCAGATAAATCATATTTGCCCCTGTCGACTCGCACGACAATATCTTTTGTTGCCATCCGCAAAATCTGATCTCTGGAATATCCAGTGATGTCCTGCAAATCCTGTATTGATACTGGTTCAATCATTGTAATCCTTCCCTGTCGTAGCACTGGGTTTTTTGTTCACCGTCTGCAAAAAGATTGCGCTCGCATAATC